CCCGCGTCCCCTACGACTCCCTCCGGTGGCACGACGAGATAGTCCTGGACCCCTTGCAACTTGAAATGATCGATCGATTTAAGAACCGTGTCGATACGTCATACAAAGTGAAGGAGTCCCTTAAGAAGGACTTACGTCGAGCCGTCGGCCGCGTTCTCCCGGCTGACCTTTGCCGATCCGACCCCGCCTCACCCAAACTTTTCCGTAAGCTGTCTGAAAAGTCAGCAAGTCTAGGGCGGGAGATCGGTCGAGTCTTTGAAGCCTACAATCGGAAGCCTACGCTCCTCGCTCATTTCCTTGATCCACTCCTTGAAAAGAGAGGACGGATCATCGATAGAGCTTTCGTCGAGTTCTGCCGGTGTATCGGTGTCGATGGTGTTACGCACTTCGACAAATCCGAGACCGACAGAGCCCTCGAAGGAGCGATTGGCTCGATTTCGGCACCCTTTGGCTCTGGAGTCTTCAACTACCAGGGCGCGAGCATTGACATGTCGACTGACGAGGGGGCATCAAGAGCCTTCTCCGTCTACATGGCTCGTAAGGGCTTCAACAACGCGGACCCGAGAGATTCGGCCAAGGAGACCCTCGCATTCATCGGCCGCGTCACGGTCGCTGAACCCGCCCCCGACCCCGCAACCCGTCGTCGCCTTCTTCTCTTAACTGCGAAGTTCTCCCGCGCGTTTTTCCGCAAACCTAAGGTGTTCAAACCTAAGGCCGCCAATTCTGGAAAAGCATGCATGGAGTACACTCGCGAAGAAGGCGGCAAGCGGGAGGCTCTGTACGGATCGGGACCCGACCCTCGGCTTCGACTCCTCGCCTCGCCCGTGACCATCCTGTCGGCAGGTAAACTTCGCACGATCTGCAAGTTCTCCTGCTCCAAGGAGCGATTCTCTTTCCTCAACAGCTTTATGTTTGAGAGGATGAGAGGTTTCGCATGGATGGTCGCGGGTCGGACGGTCGAGGAATGGCTCGATGGTAAGGTCTTCGACGAGTACCTCGCCTGCGGGGATGGGAAAGCTTGCACGGACTATTTCTCGGGCCAATTTGCCGAGGTTATAGTCAGCTTTCTCGCGGACGAGTTCTTCCCTGGCGACCTTGATGCCAAAGAGGAGATGCTTGCGGGGATAACGCGCGCCTGGATCGTCCTTCCCGACGGTTCGCTCATGTTCCAACGCCGCGGTCAGTTCATGGCCTCTGACTTTTCCTTCCCTATCCTCAATTGGGTGAGCTTTTTGGCTCACTTGGAAGCGGAGGGTTTAGTCGAAGACCTACTGCGGATGCCGTTGACTGAGTTTAAGGCCTTCATTTCCGAGTACGACCGCTGCGGAGTCAATGGCGACGACATATGTTCATCGTCGCCCGACCCCCAGAGCGGCGTCAAGTGGGAAGAAGGCTTCAGATCCGTCGGGGGGGTCGCCTCGATTGCTAAGAGTCCCTTTGGACGTGAGTTTGCGACGATCAATTCGCAGTTACTCCGTCGGACTCCTGACAACCGACTCAAGGTGATCCCGGTCCTCCTCCCCGCCATGGTCGAGCGCTTGTCGTCCAAGTCGCACCTAGTCTCTGACGAGAAGTGGAGATCGTTCTACTCCGCTCCTACCGTCACGCCTGAGACTATACGGGCACTTGAGCTAGACCTCATCGGGCTCCCTGACGTTCCTCGGTTGTATGGTGGCCTCGGGTTCGCGAGGCCAGCCAAAGAGGACGAACTCTACCTGCGACGCGTCCGATGGAGCATGCTTGTCAAAAGAGACGAGGGCGATTTCTCGCTCCCATCTACTAAGCTGCTCACTCGAGAGGGCTCCAAGACTTGGCTTCTTCCAGTTGCCAAGGCCCCTCTTCCGGACACGGTCACAGGGTTCATTCCGCGTCAGGTCAAAGACCAGCTCGTCCGCGCTGCGTTCGGCCATCCAAAAGCCGTCGAGTGGAAGCGATCCAACGCCATCCTCACCAAGCCGTCTTGGCCGAGGAGACTTTGTCAGATCGACTGCGTTCCTAAGATCCGGGAACGACTCGACGACGCCTGGTGGGCCGACAGCGAGGGCCTCGTCTACGTTCAACGTCTTCCCTGCGAAGATCGGTCCGTCGTTCCGTTTGTGGCTCCGGCTATTAAACCGTTCCGAACGACACTGGACTTTATCTCCCGGGTTCCGAAGAGACCGTTTGACGTGGAGGAGCCGCTTGGTCCCGAGCCCCTTGCGGGTACTCTCCCGTGGTTCAACTCGGCGGAGTTCTGGGCGCGCTTCTACGCCGGCGAGAGGGTCGACCTCCCAAAGTGTCTCGTTGATGATCCTGCCCCTGTGAGGATCGAGACTGAGCTAGTTGTATCCGATCGTGTGCACGCGATAATTGGCGGTGGTGCTCCGAAAAAGGACGGGGGTGTTGTTTCTTCTTTCTGTTAATGGGCTATTCCGGTTTTAAAATCC